AAATTGTAGTTGTGGTAGTATTTTGCGTTGTAGAAAAACTTGTTACGTTACAATTGCAATCCAACTTATCGGAAGTCTCATTGTAGGCTGACCCGTATTGGTCGGTAGTATACTGACCTAAGTTAAACTTATCTAAAGCCGCTTGGTAGCTAGCGGAAGAAGAAGCCCCGGTACCTTTTATAAAGTAGGTCAAACTAAAGTTAGAGTTTTTAAAGTTCGGGTTAGTAACATATCTTTGTAGTTCGTAGGTTAAATAACCGCTAGACACAGGCAGCTGATCAAACGTTAAAGATATCTTATTAGCGTCTTCAGAAACGGGGAAATCATAATGTTTGGTATTCATTGCCGCCTTGAGATCGCCATCCGAAGAGTACTCTTGAGGCTCCTCTATCAAGTTGGCTGTGTAAAAGCTGTTGGAAGAATACAGGGTTGTAGGAGCATCTACAATTTGTATACAGTTTTGTAAATATCCAGAAGTAGGGGTTGCGTTTTGTATTGTAACATCGTAGTAGCCCTCGTTTAAACTCGACACGGGAACCGAAATGTATGTGTCTGTATAGCTGAAATCAGAGTCGCTTAGTAAATCTATTTTTTGATTTGATTCATCCGTAAGATAACCCGAAGTCAATCCAGACACGCCTTGGCCGAACAATCTAACTTTATCGGAAGCACCCTTATCCAATCTAGCGAATTGGTTTGGATTTAAAGAGATATTCGTAAAGGTAACTCTAGTATCCAAACCCTTAAATGTTTTAAAGTTTTCAGTAGAGCTTACCGTGATTCCAGACGGAGCCGTTAGAACTATTGGGTTGTCAAAATCTCCTGCGGGAATTGCTCCCGTAATTTTATTGTTATTAACCACGCTAAACGGCGCTGAAACGCCGCTGACCGTTACATTCGAAACTCCAGAAAGAGCTTTGCCGCTAATAGAAATAGATTGCCCCTGCACAGCTTGAGCAGGTATAAAGTTGACGATCTGAGGAATGGGCACAAATTTATAGTCTGTCTGCTCTAAATTAATCGTAGAGCATTCAATCTGCACCTCAGCCTTCTTGAAGTCGAAGTTACCAGTGTACTCCACATTACCAACAGCGAGCCAATTGCCGCTGGCATCAGAGAACGTGTTAAAGTTATTCACTCTAGTTTGAGACTCTAGATAACCGCTGTTTGTAAATCCATTTGTGTTGTCTCCGCACAGGCCGCTAACGTAACCGCTGTAAAGTTGACCCGACACGTAAGACTGAGACTTACCTGTAACAGACAAAGTGCATATACCTGAAGCCTCATAATAATTAGAATAAGATACAGTTCCAGATGTACAATTAGAATAAACAGAAACCTTAGAGGTCAAATCGCTCAGTGCGCCAGCCTGTAGACTTCCAGAACCCACTAAATCGTAAGCTGTCACAGAGTCTCTTTTGTAAAAGCTTACTTCGCCCCAGCTAGCTGCGTCAGGAACCCTAGCGTTCAAAAAACTGTCGTTAATGATCTCGTAATCAGCCAGTCCTTGACCAAAATAAACACCTGTAGTAGCCCCAGCGTTTTGCACGTTGAACATTATAAGCTCTCCAATATGTCCACTAATTTTAGGCATTACGGTATAAAGAGTGAGTTGATTCGTATTGCTGGCCTAACAATTTCTCCGCCAGCGGTTATTACCTTGTAAGGACCGTTCTTAGCGAACCTTGGAATTTTTACTTTAATTTCTGTATCCGATATAGATACGAAATCATTCGCTTTAATATTGTTGCTGAAATAAACTGCGGTTGTAGAGCCTAGGTTTGTTCCTGTAATAGTAAAGGTTTGCCCCACGTTCAAATCCCCTCCGCTTGGCGCATGGTTTGTTATGGTTGGCGTCCCCCCATAAGAGCTGGAATCAATACTTAAATTGGCTAATATTTTTTCTCCAAATCCTATGGCTACATCCTTTGTTTTTATTTTTCCCGCTGTCGTGTATGTCTGCGGCCCTAAAGTAAAAGTCACTGTTACGTCTTTACCATTATAAGCTAAACCCTCTTGAAAGTTAAAAGTATCTAAAGATAGTGAAGTTACTTTTTTTCCAAATTTAACTGACTTCGGAGTGAGATCGTCTATTTCGTACTGAGGTTCGATGTTATTAGACAAGCTATAATTCAGGCCGACTATGTTAGATGTTGCGTTTATACCTGAGAACGTAAGGTCCATATCTGAAAACTTTAAATAATCACGAGATACATTATCAACCGTTTCGGCGCTAAAAGAGCCGCCAAAATCTTCGTAAAATTGCAAGCTGGCAGAAACTTTAACTGGGCCATGAGTGGCCGCTGTGATAGAGTAAGAGGTTAGATACCCTTTTTGTAAAGTCATGCCGCCAGCCTGTAGCGGTATAGCGTCAGTGGAATTTAAAAAGCTAAATAGGGGGTCTGTTCCAGCAACGAAATAACTCAAACTAACCGTGGTAGTCAAGCCTCCGTCAGCAACTTGTGTGAATCCGCCCTTTCTATCTATTTCTTCGTGATCAGATATGGAGGCAGAAAGAGAAAAGGATAAAGAATCAGCTATAACGAACTGATTATTCACCAAAACCTTGACATTATTATAGTTGTAGTAAATTGCCATCCTTTTCCCTTAATCCTATGGTATAATTTACACTGATAAACCTCTAAGTATATTATATTTTCAGGGCAGATAAGTGTAAAATAAAGTAAGGAAAAAGGAATATGGCTTCTATATATGAAATACCAAATTGGTCTGGGGGAATTACAGCCAGCAAGAATGACGTTTACTTTCATACTGGCAAACACTTTTATAGCCTAGAGAGCTCAAACACAGAAACCCCAAGTACTGGTGCCGCTAAATGGGGCGGACATACGACCTACAATAACAAAACAGTCCCTCATTTTTTCTGGATTCCCAGTTATACAGCCAGCGTATCAACAGAACCCCAAGTAGACGTTATCAAATTTGGCGACGGATACGAACAGAGAACGCCACAGAACATAAGCAGCGAGCTTATAAAAATATCTCTATCTTTTGACAAAAGAGACGAAAAGGAAGTCTCAGCAATAGCTCATTTTCTACACACGAGAGGAGCCCAAGAAGCGTTTGCTTTTACGCCGCCTTCTCCTTATGGATCAGTAAAATTATTTGTCTGTAGAAGCTGGGATGTTACTATGAATTTTAAAGATAACTTTTCCGTCAAAGCGACCTTCGAAGAAGTGGTAGAATAATGAATACAACCTCAGCTCAAAACTCAATTAGAAAAGTAGCGGCTACAGCGACGTCTCTAGAGCCGTCTGCTTTAATCGTTCTTTTTGAGATAGACATATCCGCCTTAATAGCCAGAAGCGAAAGGGTTGTAAATCATGATGCTGGGCAAGACCACAGTACAAGACTTAGATTTCACAACAATTTAAAACTAATACAATCATCAATATGGTTTAATAATGTAGAGTATTTCCCTGCGCCAATCAAAGCTGATGGATTTGAAACTTCAGCTAAAGGGTCACCTCCCACACCAAAACTTTCCGTCACTATAAACCCCAAAGGCCTCAAGCCTGAAATGAAAGAAAAGATCAAATATCTAAAGTACGCCATAAGAGACTTAGATAGCCTTGTGGGAGCGAAAGTGACTCGGACAAGAACTTTTGCCAAGTATTTGGATTGTCAAAACTTTTACTCTGATTGTAGTAACCCGATTACTGGTACGGGCTCCGAACTTCTTTCTAATACTGCTCCCGCCCCAGAAGGTTTCGATCCAGACCCCAACGCGTACTTCCCGCCAGACATATATTACATAGATAGAAAGTCTGGAGAAAATAAAAATACAGTAGAGTTTGAATTGGCTAGTCCATTTGATGTGCAAGATTTAAAATTGCCGGGTAGAGTAGTCACCGAGCAAAGCTGCGTTTGGACGTACAGAGGAGAGGGATGCTGCTACGAATATGACAGCCTCAAAAAGACGGGGATAGGTGAAATACATTACTCCCCCAATAACTGTGAGTGCAAAGATGTACCCGACAGCAGTGGAGCGCCTCCTTTTTACACGGCCAAGGATGAAGATATAGCCAAAGAGCTTGGTGTTGATATTAAATTGCCAGCGCCAGTAAACGGCGTTGCTCAACCCCCTGCGTTATGGCTAAGGAGTGAAAGCTACAGCAAGGGAGACGCCGTAAGAATAAATGTAAAAGGGGTAAACTATTATTACGTTTCTAAAAGAAATTCAAACTCAGGTAATCCGCCGCCCAATTCAACATATTGGTTTGCAGATGAATGCTCAAAAACAATTAAAGGATGCAAGCTGAGGTGGGAAGACCCAATACCCATCGGAGCCTTCCCGACTTCTAGAAGAGGAGGTACAACATAAACTTAACCACGGAAATTAAAACTCAAATTATTCAGCACGCTAGGAGTGAAGCGCCTAGGGAATGCTGTGGGTTTATATTGTCAAGCGGAGCAGTTTACAAAGCGCAAAATGTTTCCAGCGACGAAAACAGATTTACAATAGCTCCCGAAGAGTACGTTGCAGCAGCGGCACAAGGCGACATTAAAGCCGTTTACCATTCTCACCCAGTTACAGACCCAATTTTTTCTGAGTTTGATAAGTTCAATAGTATATCTCATAATTTAAAATATGTTCTGTACTCCTTGAGGGACAATAGCTTTAGTCAATTTGATCCAAACCTTTCCACTTTTAACCAATACATAGGTAGAACTTTTGAGATAGGAAGCACGGACTGTTTTGCGCTGGTTAGAGACTTCTACAAACAAGAGCTAAACATAATTTTAAATAATTATAAAAGAGATGAAAACTGGAAATCCAATCTAGGAGACTTGTTTGATAAACATTTTAAATCAGAGGGTTTCTACGAAGCCAAGAGCCCCAACAAGTACGATTGTATTTTAATAAGATTAAAAAAAGACGCGCCCTCAGCGCACATAGCACTGTACGTAGGAGACAATTTAATACTGCATCAACCAGAAAAGAGCTTTTCTAGAATAGAGGAGTATTCAGATAAATATAAAAAATTAACAAGTCACATAATAAGGCATAAATCATGGACGTCAGTTTAACAAAAATAGTTTTGCACGGAAATCTAGCCGAAGCAACAAAGCAAAAGGAATACGAAGTTAAAGTAGATTCTTTCTCAGAAGCTTTGCATGCGGTGGACGTTTTGTCCAAGCGAGAATTTATCAAGAAAGTAGCTCTGAACGAAAAACAAAACATTAAGTATAAAGTTTTGGTAGACGAAGAGAATTTGCTGTCAAAACCTCTAGAGAACCTAGATGATATAAATAACTCTGAAATTTTTCTCAAAAAGAAAATGAAAAGAATAGATATAGTCCCCGTGTTAGAGGGTGCGGGCGGCGGTGATGAGAAAGATAGCTTACTCATAGTCGGCGGCGCGTTAATGATCGGAGCTGGCATATCTATGCAAAGCGGTCTGCTGGTGCAGCTTGGAGTGTTTGCTGTGTTAACGGGGTTGGCGAATATGATGGCGGAGCCGCCAGAGTTTGAGGATTTTAAAGAAATACAAGGTGTCAACAAGAAAGAGTCTTACCTCTTTAATGGACCCGCTAACACATATAACCCAGGTGGACCTGTACCCTTGGGGTACGGCAGAATGATGTTAGGCTCTCTAGCGATAGCTTTTGAGCAGATAAATTATGACTGGATGGTTTACAAAGGGGGAACCTTTAATCCAGAGCCAGACAAATTATTTATACGCGATGTGGAGGCCGCTTCAAGATAAAGGTTTAGATTATGAGCAATAAAAAGTTTGGCCATTTATTTTTGCATATGTTTACGCGTAACCACGCGCAAACAGAAACTATTATCAACGAATTAGGCTTAAGAGAAGACAATTCTGACGGCACCAAAAGCGTCAAAGTAAAAGGCGTTCATTACGTAGACCCAGCCGATGGAACCCCAGACGACGATACCCCTAGGTATATGACGCTGGCCAAGGCTGTCGTAGTAGACTTGATTTCTGAAGACGGCATAGAAGGCTTGGTGACCCATGAGTACGATTTCGATCAAAACAAATCAAAGAAAGGCTTGATAGGGTACGCTGGAGCCACCGTAAGACAGTTAAACACCGACACAAATTTAGCCAAGCTGGCCTCTATATACTGGAACAAAACGCCTATCCTAGATCATCACAACGGGAAATTTAACTTCGCTGACATAAATGTAATAACCGATCAAAACGCAGTTAGAACTTCTGGTTTAGGGTCGTCCAAAGTAAGGTCGATCAATGAAAGGATAAGAGGCCAAGACGGAGGCACCGAAGCCAATGATAAATTCTATCAAGTAATAAATAAGTATTGCGATAAAATAGTCGTAGGAGTTAAAGTCGGCAGACTTGGGAGGGTGGATAGATACAAAGGCACCGCGAAAAAGCCCAACGAAAACTATGGTGAATTACTAGATTCAGCGGTTCATATCTCTTTCTTTTATAGGCCTTTATTTTCTAATAGAAAAGTAGATTTTATTTCTGATTATACGGAAGTTATAAGAGGTAGTTTTTCTACTCCTTACACTAGAGATTACTTTTTAAATTTAACAGACGCATATAAAAACTATGGTTCTGACGAAGGATTCATAGGCTGGGAAATAAAAATCATAAGGAATACGCCAGAGCCTACAAACCCAGACGTCGTTAACGAAACTATTATTGATACAATCACGGAGTATACGAGCTGCTCCCTTATGTATCCACAAAGTTTTGTTATCAAAAACTCCTTCGATGCAGACACGTTCAGTCAACTCCCCGAAAGAATTTATGACGTAAGATTGCAAAAAGTCAGAATACCATCTAACTATGATCCAGTAACTAGAACATATTGGTCTACTTGGAATGGAACTTTTTCTGACGAAGTCACAGGAACAGATGTTCAATACGGCAAGTCTTGCACAGACTGGGAAAATCAAACCGGATGCCAAGCTATAGGAAATAACAGAGCTAAAGGTTTATATTGGACAGACAACCCAGCGTGGTGTTTTTACGATTTATTAACAAATAAAAGATACGGGCTAGGTAAATACATAGACGAAATAAACATAGACAAATGGACTCTTTACGAGATCGCGCAATACTGCGACGAACTAGTTCCTGATGGGAACGGAGGCCTTGAACCTAGGTTTAGTTGCAACGTTTTTATAGGCTCCAGAGAAGACGCGTACCAAGTTTTAAACGACATGGCCAGCGTCTTCAGGTCGATGATATATTACCAATCGGGTAGCATATACGTCGTACAAGACAGCAAGAAACAGCCTTTATTTTTATTCAATAACTCCAACGTTGAAAATGGAGACTTTAACTACACGACCACGAGCAAGAGGGTTAGGCATACAGTGGCGGTTGTTAGATACAATGATAAAGATAACTTTTACCAACCTGACGTAGAGTACGTAGATGATGCTGACGGAATAAGAAGATACGGAATCAAAGAAAAAGATATTACAGCATTCGGCTGCACAAGTAGAGGTCAGGCGCGACGACTCGGACAATGGATATTAAACACTGAAAAAATGGAGACTGAAACCGTAGCCTTTACAACAGGTATGGAAGGTTCCATGTTAAGACCGGGAGACGTATTCACAGTCGCAGACAGCAACAGACTTATTAAACGTAGAGGCGGCAGGGTAAATACATTTACAAAAAATACAAATAGTCAATTTACTATTCTGTTAGATGGAGACTTAGAGGCTCTTGACGCGAATAGAGATTACGAGCTAACTATATCAGCACCATCTTTCTTTTACGACTCTAGTCAAGTAGACATGAGCAACCCTGAAACATTTGGGGAAGCGGACGCTCAATTCATAAGAAATAAACATGTACAAAAATTCACAATAACCAATAGTGATGTTACATACAACTCTAACGGCTCAGGCAAGTCTTTAATTACTATAAATTGCTCTAACTGTATAAACGACTCTGCCACTTTGATAAACGGCGTAGGCTCTATAACAGACAATATGTCTTGGAGCATACTGGGGGTAGGCGTTGCGACTCAAAACAATGTAGATATACAGGAGAAGCAAAACCAAAACAAACTCTACAGAGCTATCAACATAGTAGAAAAAGAAGTTAATAAATACGAGGTCTCAGGCGTAGAATACACAGAAGAAAAATATGAAAACATTGATTCTTCTTTAGCTTATACAAACCAATTAAATTTAAATATCCCCAAGACCCCACACAAGCTGACAATAACTAGCGTCACCTCTCCAACTGGAGCTCCGAATACCAAAGAGATAAATTACAGCATTGAAGAATCTGAAGAAACTGACGGACTTAAAGGCTTAAGCTACTACGCGGTCTACGCTAAAAAAGACGCTTTTGGCTCGTCGGCTGTGCCAGATGATCAATATTTAGTTGATAAAATTTATTCCACGGGGACTCCGAGTGGAACATTTATACCTTCTGTAGACGGCACGTATCACCTTAGGGTATACGCCGTCAACGCCCTGAATCAATACTCAAGTGGCACAAACAATGGGTACAGAGAAGCCTCACGAGCTGTAACGGGAGTTAATCCAATTAGAGACGTCAAGATAACCTCTTTGAGAATAAGCGATAACACGCTTAAAAACGCAGAAGCTTCAAGCGATCCATTCAACGTAGACGAAGGAGTGGACGAATACGATGATTCCGCAGTTCAATTCCTGTGG